ACCTCTAACGATTTCGTTAGCATTCGTGGGGGGCGCACTTCTGCAAAATACTATTTCTCGGATCCTGAGATCACGCTGAAGAGTGCTCCAGAAAAGAATGTAAACTTCCCTGGTGCTGATCTTCAATTTACTTTGACTGGAGATGACTTGATTGCTCTGCAAAAAGCATCTGCTGTTTACAGTCTTCCAGATCTTACCTTCCAATCGGAAGAAGGTTCTAATGAAATCAAACTCATCCTTCGTGACAAGGAGAATGATACCAGCAATACTTATGATCTCACGGTGGCAGGTTGTTCTACTGGCACCTTTTCTCTTGATGTCAAGATTGAAAACATTCGTGTGCTACCTGGGGACTATTCTGTCAAGGTATCCAAGCACCTCATCTCAGAGTGGAGCAACGTGAATGTTGATCTCACTTATTACGTTGCACTGGAACCTTGAAACATATCCTCTTTACATTGAAGGGTTGCAATGTAGAATTGATGGAGGACAGAGAGTTCATGCGAATGATGTTGTATCGTTCAGCAAAAGAATGTAACTCAACCCTCCTCAATTTATCTGTTCATAAGTTTGAACCTCAGGGATTTACTGGTATTGCTATGCTTGCCGAGAGTCACTTGAGTGTTCATACTTGGCCAGAGAAAGGCATGGCAGTTTGTGATGCCTTTACGTGTGGTGACCACACTACCCCTGAAAAGGGAGTAGAATATATGAAAGAGACGCTTCAGGCGTCTGATATTATTGTAAATGAATTTGTGAGACCGCTTGAATGAGTAAAGAATTTTTGTGGGTCGAGAAGTATCGCCCCAACATTGTTGAAGATTGCATTCTCCCTGACAGCATCAAAGAGGTGTTTCAGGGTTTTGTCAACCAGGGCGAATTGCCTAACCTGCTGCTGAGTGGCACTGCGGGTGTGGGCAAGACCACTATCGCTAAGGCGCTGTGTGAGGAGATTGGTGCCTCTTACATCGTGATCAATGGATCGGATGAGGGACGCTTCCTAGACACTGTGAGGAACCGCGTGAGGCAGTTTGCCACAACCATCTCTTTGACCTCTGGAGCGTCCCACAAGGTCGTTATCATCGATGAGGCAGACAACACTACTAACGACGTTCAACTGTCCCTCAGGACCGCTGTGGAGGAGTTTCACGGCAACTGCCGTTTCATCTTTACCTGCAACTTCATCAATAAGATCATTGAACCACTGCACTCACGTTGCACGGTCGTTGACTTCAGGATCAAACCCGAGCAGGCAACTGGTTTGCAGGGTCAGTTCTTCACTCGCTTGAAAACTATCTTGACTCATGAAGAAATTCAGTACGAAGATAAAGTTCTTGCTAAGCTTACTAAGCGTTATTACCCTGATTGGCGTCGTCTTATTAACGAGTGCCAGCGGTATGCCGCTACTGGTAGTATTTCGTCTGCTATCCTTGTGGACGTTGCTGATGTTAATCTGGATACTCTCCTGGCATCGCTAAAGAAGAAGGAGTTTACCAATGTCAAGAACTGGGTTGTCCAACACATGGATAATGATCCTAGTATGGTGATGCGTAAGATCTATGACAGCATTTATGGTGTACTGAAACCTGCTTCTATTCCTGAGGCAGTTCTTATCATTGCCAAATATATGAGGGATATCTCTGTTGTCCCAGACCAAGAAGTAAACATGCTTGCATGTCTAACAGAGATCATGATGAGTTGCGAATTCAAGTAAAACTCTTATAAATAGAACCACGACTTCACAACAGTGGAGCGAACACACACAACAGGAGAATAATTATGGCAATGAATCCATATGAAATGCGCTGGGATTTTTTACGAGAAGCGCAGTCACGTTTAGAAAATAAACTGGAATTAGACAAAGAATCTTGGTATCAGCGAAAAGAATTGCTAGAAAACGCTGGTCAAGTAATTACCGATCCATTTCCTACATACCCTACAGCAACTGAAATTCACGCAGTAGCAGAAGAAATGCGTGCTTTTGTAGAGAATACAGGAGCTTGATATGATTACTGTATTCGGAGAAGAGAAGTTTCGTCCAGTAGTAAGATTGGGCGTTACAGGATATAAGGTCGTACCAGATTATTACGTATCTAAAAAATGTGAAGTCTATAGTCGAAAGACTGATAGGTATCTCACCATTCACTCAGATAAAGACGGTAAGTATAAGAAACTTAGTCTTCAACTTCCCGTGGATCTTTTTCCTGAAGATGATTTCAATTACTATCAAGATGGATCTAATAGTAGTCGTGTAAGTTTTGATGGTCATAGGATAGTCAAAGAAGCATGGCATCCTATTGATTTGTATCCTCCTGCTCGATTAGATGAGGAGTGGAATCAAGTTATTACTGCAGACATGGTTGGTCAACCACGCATCCCAGATAATTGGAAACAGTGGGTTAGGGAAACTGCTGCTATCGATCATGTTGATGGCGATCCTGCAAATAACCATCTTGAAAATTTAGAGTATGTAACTCCAAAAGAAAATAATCAGTATAGAAAAGATCATGAGTCTGCTAAAGTTTCTGGAGAAGAGTCCGAAGACACAGATGATGGAGGAAATGATGAAGCGTCTTGAAGAAGACCAAAAGAAACAATGGAGGAGAATCAAAAATGAAAATCTATGATTTATATTCGACTCCAATCTATTCCTCTACTGTAGATAACTATCAAAAAATTCAAGAAGAGTTGCAAGTCATTTATGATGAATCAACTTTTACTATGAGAGAAGACTGGGGTCATACTCATTATCTTTCAGATGAAAGTTTTATGGGTAATGTTTTTGATGATTCTCGTGTCGGAACATTTGAGGCAGAAATTCATAAGCATGTTCAGCGATATCTGAACGAGATAGGTTATACTGAATCTGTCAATTTCCGTGAAAATATATACTACCGTATAGCAACTTCATGGTTTGCTAAGTTTGAAAAAGGATGTTACGCACATATCCATAACCATGGACATGCCGATATCTCGGGAGCATACTATTTCAAAATGCCAGAAGGGGCATCTGAATTTTTTATTACTTCTCCTACCCCACAATTTGATCCATCGTTTTTGTTTCACCATCTAGGATTTAGAACAAACTTTTCACCACCACAAGGATCTCTGTTGATGATGCCTGGATTTGTCAATCATGGTGTAAAAATGAATGAAACAGAAGAAGATAGAGTCAGTCTAGCGTTCAATATTGTATTTGAGAGACCAGAAATTGCACAAACACAACGACAAAAACCAACCGCAGGTTACTAAGACCACACCAAAAAACGTGAAAGAAGCGCATGAAGCACTATTTCATGCTACAATGAATCTACCTACTGCTGCTGCCCATTGTGGTATGACGCAGAAGGAAATGAAAATGACCTTTTGGGAATACTTGAAATACAATGAGCCTAACTTCCAAGTCACTGAAGACACCACTGAGGTATCCTGGGGGCAAGAGTCGAGCGACGACTAAACTCGCTCAGTTCTTCCCAGACTTCAATAACTACAAAGAGTTTCGTGAACCGTTTCTTGGTGGTGGTTCTGTAGCACTGTATGTTACCAAGATGTTTCCGCAATTAAACATCTGGGTCAATGACTTGTATGAACCACTATCTACATTCTGGAAATGTTTACAGGATCACGGTGATGAAATTACGCAACGACTTGAATACGCTAAACAAAGGCACCCTAACCCCATGTCCGCCAAAGATCTCTTTGATGAATCTAAGGAATACTTGGATCTTCATGTGTCAGAACGGGATGCTATTCAGACTGCTGTCAGTTTCTATATTGTCAATAAGTGTTCTTTTAGTGGTCTGTCTTCCAATTCTTCTTTTTCCAAACAAGCAAGTGACTCCAACTTTTCAATGCGTGGAATCAAAAGATTGCCTGAATACTCTGAACTAATTCAAAACTGGAGGATTACTAATGGTCGCTACCAAGAGCTCCTTACCGACGACAAGTCTATCTTCACCTACCTTGATCCGCCCTACGATATTGGATCTAACCTATATGGAAGGAAAGGTGATATGCACAAATCATTTGACCACGATGGTTTTGCTACCATTTGTGATCGGTTTATTGGTCCTCAACTTGTATCTTATAATTCGTCTCAACTGGTCAAAGAAAGGTTCGCGGGGTGGACACTAGCAGAATTTGCACACACTTACACTATGAGGAGCGTAGGGTCCTATAATACAGATCAAGCAAAACGCAAAGAACTTGTCATCCTGAACTATGAAATGTGAAGTTACCCTCTACAAAGCAGGCACTGTCTTCAAAGAAGAGGTGATTGCTGTTGATTATCAAGACGCTCGTAAGGTCGCTCTTGCTCGCAATCCTGGAGCAACAATCGTTGGAGTTACTGCAAAGTTCTAATGTGGCAAGTATGGAAATATGCGCTAGGGAGTTTCAGTGACGACAAGACAGCTCCTTTTGACAATTACGTTGCTATCATACGCACCGTTATTTTTGTTAGTTACATGGTCACTAACGCTTTTATTATATCTGGAGTAATTAGACACTGGAATGACGTACCAACTGAAAGACTATCTGTACAGCATCAATCAATCAAAAAAGAATATACTCGATGATGATCTTGATGCTGAGCGAGGGTATCCTCCTTATATTATTAATAGGTGCCTCAGTTCCTTTACTGATACTATCCTTTATGTCAATGAACTGAATAAAAATCCTCATCTTCCCAAGAAGATGCAATATGACTTTTTGCTAAATAGTGTCAAACCTAGGAAGCGTTTCTCTCCCTGGGCTCGCAAAGATTCTATTGATTATCTTGAAGTAGTCAAAGAGTATTATGGTTATAATGACGATAAAGCACTCCAAGCACTCAGGATTCTCACCAAGGATCAACTAGATCATATTACAAAGGCATTGAATAAAGGTGGAAGAAATGAGCGTTGATACAGAAGTCCAGTGGAAACCAGCTGACATGGTTGAAGTGGTTCTTGGAGAACCAGATGACTTTCTCAAAGTGAGAGAAACACTGACTAGAATTGGTGTGGCATCTCGTAAAGAGAAAAAAATCTATCAGTCATGTCACATCTTGCATAAGCAAGGAAAGTATTATATTGTACACTTCAAAGAACTGTTTGCTTTGGATGGCAAGAAAACAAATCTTTCTTTGAATGACGTACAACGTCGTAATCGTATTGTGCAATTGCTGAGTGATTGGGGACTTATCACTGTAGTAAATGCAGATCAGATTGCCGATCTAGCACCACTCAATCAAATCAAAGTTCTTGCTTTCAAAGAAAAGGAAGAATGGACACTCGAATCCAAGTACAACATTGGACGAAAGAAACAAGAAGTAGCGTAAACCGTAGTTGTGGTGGGGGTTTTCATCACCTCTATTTTTTAGGGTGTCCTTATAAGTATTATTGTGAGAGGATGAGGGACGGTTCACCGTCCCACTCTTACGCCAGGATGCCTTCGGGGTCCTATGTAAACGTCGCTTATTTAAGGACATGACTAACATAACTTGGGAACATTATACCCCTTATTCAATTGGATTCAATGAA